TGTAAACCCAGGTGGGGGCGATATACCACTGACACCATCCTTTATTCTCGTTGACGGAGAACCGTCGCTATTGTATGAGCTTAGAATTTTCAGCTTATCGGGAGATCTGCTCAGCCCCGGGAACCTCAGGTTTCCGATCAAGGGGGGCGCTTTTCCCGCTCTCTAGGATATCCATGTGTCCTGGAGAGTTCGGCCGTCAGGCCACCGGCAGCAGGGATGCTGCACACTCAGAGAATTCTGTTCAACCCCAATGCAAAGTTTCTTAAGCAATGCCCTGTTCTTGAGACTTACACAGTTACGAGACAGGATGAAAAATGAGATAATGGCATACGGACCTACAATCGCTGCAGAGATGGTAAAGCATTCCCAGAAGACTAATGACGCATTGCGAGCGTTCCTCGCAGGCCGACCAGAGCTTCTACTGAAGGCAATCATCTTTAGCATCGTGGATCGGGTCCTCGCTTTTGTTGCTCGTTGCACACAAATCGCACCCGGCGCGACACGGTTGACGCTCCTATCTTTGGAGCTGATAGTTGGCGCGCAGCTTGTGAATTGGTTAGTGCACATTGTTTATGCAAGTTTCCGAGCACTTGTCGGGAATACATGGTACCTAATTTCTATTGGCCAAGGCTTCAGTTCGAACAAGGCCAAAGATCGTGCGCATACAATCACAGTTCCGATCGCCACATATCAATCGCCAATACTACGCATTACCAGGTCAGCAACTGGTATTGTCAAAACGATCGGAACATTCACCGCATTTGTGGGCGGCGTCGAACTTCTACAAGCCGCCGTCCAATCGCGAAATCGCCTCGCATTCTCAGATGTCGTCTACTGGTTTGTGAGGTCGCTCATGACCCTCCGCCCGATTCGGCAGGCACTACGAGCCTGGGACCTCGTCCTTATATGGGGCCCGCTCACATATCTAGTGTCTTCCTTTTTTCGAGCGCGGGGGACGAAGGCTCAAGTTATGGTGGTTAATACCATCAACATACACTCCGGCGAACGCCGAACAGTACGCAATATCACAGTTGATCCAGCGATTCTCATCGCAGCGGTCGACAGTTACGCCGGTATCACCGACCGGCTCACATACCTGCGTGACTGGCTCGACGCCGTCGGAGAAATGGGTCCTAGATGGGCTCTACGCCAACTTAGGGCTCCTCACTTGCCTTCAAGTGCTGGTATCTGGCGCCTGCTTTGGGGCATGGCTACTCTACCTCTGCGGTGGAGTATCACTGCTCTTACAGCCTACAGGCCTGGACCTAGCCGTCGATTTGTCCCCGTCGACGATGGTCTCGATCGGCATGTCGCATCGCCGGTTCTACCACCGTTTGAACGCGCTGGCCTGGGATTTGTTCGCCAATCGCAGCTCGACGATGACCTTCCTGCTTCACCGAGCCCAGCTGCTCCGGTTGTTTCCATCGCTCGAAGAGAACATCCGTCTATGCGACTGGCGGAGGATAAGCCCCCCGCGGCTATTCCTCCCCCATCACAACTATACAATCCTCGCGATCCGCCGTGGCTTGAGAAAACTCGCCTTACGGCTACGCTTCCGCTAGCGACCTTTCCAATTGAACTGTTCACAAAAGACGCAATCCACATCGGGAAAGATCTGGGTGGCGGACTTGTCCATGAGAGGGACTTAATGGATCCTCGATTCGACATTCGCCTTCCGTTCCGACCTCTTGTGAATAACAGGCTCTTTATGGACTTTTTGACCTTCTTCCCGGAGCTACGCGCCCGGCTTGACACGCTTATGCGTATCCCACCTACTCCTGCTCGAATGCACATCGAAGCCCTTAAGTATGGAGGGGTGGAATGTAAAGTCGATTTCCGAACTGAACGGTACCGCGGATGGACAGAGAGGGATTTCATCCTCTCTTTCATGCGTCTGCAGACCAACTTTACGCAAGGAAAAAGACTATCTATCCGCCCTATGAGATACGACAGCCCTGATGAGTGCTTCTCTTCCGAGAGCCTCAAGCACCACCCTGGCCTCTTTACTCGCTTGGCGATGAAGGGGGCCGGAGTTCGGTGCGCTGATAAACGCGACGCTTGGGAGTATTCATACGACCTCGCAAAGAAGGAATTCAAAACAGCGCTCGCTGGAGGGTTCAATGCCTTCCAGGAGATGGGATGGCTCGCGCTCCCTGTTGTGAAGAAACAAGGCTCGCGTAAATCCGACTTCGCAGTTAGATGCCGCCTCGCTGCGATACCCGAGGAGTGGTACCAGATCGTGATCAAGCACGTGCTCCAACCGTACGTCGATCACTGTGAAGCGTCTGGGAACGCTCGCTCCGTTTGCAGCAAGTTTGATATCTTCCACAACGGACTCTCAGCAGTCTATGACAAGTTCCGGTCCGTCCGGGACTGCTCCTATCTTAGTGAAGACACGTCCGACCACGGCGCTTCGCTCACAGAGCCAGTGATGGAAATCCTTGCCGAGTTTTTCGACTCGGTCATGGGCTTTCACCCTGATCTGAATGCGACGACGTCTGTCCACGACTTCATTATGGGAACCCTTGGAGCAATGGTCAAAGGCCGCCTTCTGATTCCTGATGTCACAGATGACGAGGTACAACGCGTCTCTGTCGTCCGAACAAATAATGGGATGTTCGACGGTGTAATGTTCACAAATTACATAGGCACACTTATGGATCTCGTGAAGGAAGGCCATCGCTTGTGGAAAATCATGCTACATGAAAAACTCACTCCAGAGAGTTTCTTCGAGGTGCGCACTTGCTACGTCGCCGAAATCCACGGAGACAATGCGACAATGATGACAACTGGTACGATCGCAAAGTACTACCGAGACATGGGTTTCCTTGTCTCCAGTGCTGCTGAAATCGGGCAAATTGTGAAACCCGAGGAGACCGTCATATCCTCGGATATCCGATACGTCTCGATTATGTCTGTATATATTTCGCCCTTAGTTGGCCACCCTCGCAAGATCGTTGCCTGGAGGCCAGTCGAAGAGTCCCTTAAAGGACTCATGTTCCCTGAGCGTTTTATAGACTATGACCACTTGAAAGAACAAGACGTGAACTACATCGCGTCAATCGTAACGTCACTCTATATACTTGGATATTGGAATCCCCATACCAGAGGTCTTCTTGAGCGCTTCTGGCTTTTCCTCGCCGCGCGATTCTCTGATCGCACCATACCGCGCGGTTTAATTCGGGACTTCGAATTCAAGTTCGGGTTCAAGGACACTGAACTAATAGACATCCGACTACACGATCCTGTTCCATACCCCCATGAGAAGGTTCGCCTCCTCTGGACCAACTCAGTAACGCCTGGCGAAGCCGAGTGGGCACCGTCTCCTGGTGCCGCTGCCGCAGAACTTGTTGGCTTTGATCGGACAACTTACTCAGCGTGGACTACTGCCCATGCAGATGAGATCTCATCCATGCCTTTGGTGTACGGCGCCGAAGGAGATCTCCAAACCTTGTTTGAGATTATATGAGTTTGTTTAAGATCATAGAGCTAGAAGTTCCCCTCGCCGGGAAGATCATCTTTGACGCATTCGATGATATGTATTCTTCGTTTTCCAAGGCCCTGAGCATGGCGTTAAAAGGCTACGGTAACCCGTCCCCTCGGTTGGACGGCCCGCTGAACGGCGAAGGTGAAACTCAGTTTCAAGAGGGGCCACAGCGGCCGCCCGCAACGGCGGCTCCTGTTGCCCGACCACTCCGGCCGGTGAGTAAGGGAGATGCTTCCATTAAGTCTGCTATAGATTTTCGTGTGGAGCGCCAACAGTTGTTGATTGTGGACACCGGGGAAAGGATTTCGAATCACCCCATACCAGGTATCCCAGTGACAAACCCGAACGAAGTTACAATCTACTACTTTCCACCCTGGCAGCTGCAGCAGGTGCTCTCGCAACCGCCGCAGTTCTTCCAACAATTATCAAGGAGTGGAAGGGTCTATTTCGCATTGGACTCTCAAAGGAGCAGATCAAACAACTCTATCCCGAATATTCAACCAAGGTCGAAACTGTAGCACAAACCATAATGCCACAGACGAAGAAAACCGTTCGCGTTGCCAAGAAAGGCAGCAAATCCTCGACTCAGAAGAAGAAGAAGAATATACCGCGGGCTCCCGCACCCGCGAAAAAGACTGCGCGGAATCCCATGCCGTCAATGACAAAGTCGTTCACGCGCCCGTTGGCCGAAGGGTCAGTGGTGTCACCCACAAGACGGACGATGCAGATCCCCGGCGGGACACGCGTCATCGCGATGGAACTGGTCGCCTCGCTCACTGCGAATGCGACTGGCAACAACGCTGTTGGCAGCGTGCTCTCGACAGTGGAAGTGAATCCGAGAGAGCTTACTGGCACTCTCGCCTTCAACTACTCCGGGCTCTACGCCCGGTACAAACCGCGGAGACTCCGATTCGTTTTCGTGACTGCCCAGCCGACAACAGGTGCAGGACAACTAATCATGGGCTTTAACAAAGATCCGGCCTCAGCGCCTCCTCCTAACAGCATAGAGGGGGCCCGGATCATGTCAGCATGGGATGGGAGTGTTTCATTCCCAGTCTGGAAAGATTCGCAATGCGTTGTAAACTTCGCTCCAGACAAGCCCTTCTATACGGATACCACCGGCTCCGAGGATATCTCGATGGACATGCGACTTCTCTACCCAGGGACGTTTTACGTGTTCGTCGAGCAGACTCTCGCGGTCGCAAACAATTCCCCGATTGGATCCGTTTATATGGAGTATGAGATGGATTTCACTGATGCAAACCTGAAAGATAACTTGGTAGGTGCCTTTTGGACTACGTCAGGGAATCCCAGCTCCACCGCCAATGCTGGGTGGAATCAATTTACGGGAGGTGCCCTCATACCTCTCGGAGACCAGACCTTTCAAATGGTCTCGTCCTCAGGCTCGGGGAATGTCTACATGACAGTGCCTGAGGGACAATGGATCTTGATCCAGACTTTTAAGTGCAATACAGGAACGGCAGGTACTTCTCCTCGTTATGCCTCACCTTCGGTGCTGGTAAATGATCAGAACCTCTCGGCATCTACAGTGCCGATGCAGACCTTCGTCCCTGTCCAACAAGGCGGCGTCTATACGTCGACTCGCATTGAACTCTGGACTATCCCTGCTGGTGGCGGTGTCTTCTATGGCAACTTCACAGCGTCAGACGGGGCGGCAACTGTAACGACAACCCAAATTTACATGTTGAATTGCTCTCCGGCACTCGCCTCTTCGGAGAGCCTTCCGCCCCCCACGCTGCTCAAACAGTTGTCAAAGCAATACTACACCCACAGGGCAATGATCCCGAAGCTTCTTGAAGGATCGGAGCACATTGAGTGGGTCAAGTCCGAACTTGACCGGCTCCATCTGGAAAAGCTTCAGCACCCACCAACCCGCCGGTTCGCGCCCTTGAATGCACCGCATCAAGATACCGGCCGCATCCCAAACGAGGCAAGGATGCCCCCCGCCATTCGGCGGGAGCTGCCATCGCGCATGGAGAGCGCACCTGACCTAGGTGCGCCTTCCCAATTTCCACGCCAACAGGATATCTATTCGCGTGACTTTGGGACAGCAAACGGATATCCCTCTTTGAATAAAGGGGAGGG